GACCCTGATCCCCAGGTCACCGCTCAGCGACCGCGGTGTGCCGTTCTCGAGGTAGGCGTCGATCGGGTTGACGAACGCGCCGGTCCCCTCGACCCGGTCGAGGACCGCGGCCCGGGCCACCGACGCCAGCCACTCGGCCTGCCAACGGGTCGCGCCGATGGAGCGGAGCTGGTAGACGGGCGTGATCTCCGACGCCGGCGCGGCGGCGTCGCCGGTGGCGGGGAGCCCGGCGATCGGGAACACGACCCCGTAGGGGGGCACGGCGGTGGTGTTGCCGCCCGGGGCCTTGCCGTCGCCCCACGCGACGCCGGTCACATCGGAGAGCATGGCGATCAGGGCGTCGGCGACCCACTCGAGGGGCGGGGGTCCGCTCATTGCCCGATCACCTTGACCATCTCGTCGAGGACGTCGCGCTCGAACTCGAGGCCGATGGCGTCGACCGCTGGCTCGAAGTGCGGGTACGGCGGCTGGTGGTAGGTCCGGCCGAGCGAGTCGGTGCCGACGAAGCCCTTCTCGAGGCGGCGGCCCTGGGGCCGGTTGGTCCCGACCCGGGCGATCGGGGAACCGCCGTCGATCCCGACGATGAGGCCGATCGACCGGTTGTAGTCGCCGCTCTGCACTCGGGGGCCGGGGCGGCCCTGGGCGTTGGCCTTCACCTTGGCGTGCAGGCGCATGCCGTGGTGGCGGACGATCTTCATCGCCCGGGCGCCCGCGGCGGCCGAGGCCTTGCCCAGGTCGCGGGCCAGCTCGTTGACCTGGGCAGGGTCGAACTCGAACGACGCCGTACCGGGCATCAGGTGTCGGGCCCCCGGGGCTGGGCCAGCAGGTGGATGATCTGGGTGACGGCCATCGACCCGTCGTCGATCTTGGTGACGACCATGGTCCGGCCAGCGAGACGCGGTCTCCACTTCGATGCGACCACGGTGAGAACCGCGGCGAGCGGGATCTCTGGAGCGTCGTCCGGTAGCCGGGCGTGGTGGTCGTCGTCGGTGAGGGACTGGCCGCCGTTCCGCCTGCTGGCCCGTGTCTGGCGGTCGGGCCGCAGCATGACATCGCCGGTCCACACCATCGTGGTGTCGCCGGGGGGTGGGGTGAGGGTGCCGGTGTCGGGGTCGCGGATGTCGTCGTCGGAGCCCTCGGCGTCCCAGGTGATCTCGACGGTGCTGTCGAACACCGTGGCAGCGGTGGACCGCGCCGCGCTCAGGTCGGGTCCCACGTCTCACCCCGGGCGTAGGTGGCCAGGACCTGGAGGATCACGGGCGTGAGGCCCTGCGACACGTCCCGGGCGTTCAGCGAATCGCTGTCCAACAGGGCCGGGTCGACCTGGTCGAGGAACTCGCAGATGATCTCGGCGTCGGTGCGGCCGTCGCCGGGCGGCTGCACCTGAACGATGCCCTCGCCCTCGATCGTGCCCTTGCTCGGGCGTGACACCAGGGTCAGGACCGTGGGGCCCTCGCCGACGTTGACCTGCAGGGCCGACACGCGGTCGGTGACGTCGACGTCGTTGACCACCACCCGGCCGCTCATGGCGTCGGCGGTGATCTGAAAGCGGGCTGGCTCCATGCCGCACCGTCACCGGGATGGCGGCCGGCGGACGGGATGCAGCAGCGTCACATGGCGTCGTCGTCCACCAGGACGACGTCGCCGTCGATCTCGCCGCGTTCTAGGGCCAAGATCATCCACGCCTGCGACTCGCTCACAGCGAGGTCGGCCATGATCGTGGCGACGTGGTCTTCATCGGGGACCGAGCGGGGGAACGTCACGGCGCCCTGAACCCCGCAGTAGCGAACAGCCGGTCGAAGATCCCGAGCAGCGGCTCGAAGTCGTCGTCGTCCCACTGCTGGGCGATGTAGTGGCCGCTGGCCGGCCGGACGCGGTGGCTCGCCAGCTGGGCGAGCAGCACGTCGTCACCGGAGCGCACCGCCACCCATTGGGAGTAGCTGCGGGCCCAGAGCTCCTCGGTCTTGAGCATGTAGGTCCGGGTGCGGGAGTAGGCGGCGGGCATCTTGTGCAACTCCCGGTACGCGCGGGTGTTGTGGATGGCGTCGTACCACTCGGCGATCTCGGGGACATCGGGACGCGGCGACGACCCCGACAGCGACGCGAACCGTCCTGACCTCGAGCCGAGCGCCGAGTGGTCGAGCCAGTGCCCGACCTCATGGGCCAGCGTGAAGTCGGGCGTGTCGGCCAGGCGGCTGATCCGGATGTCCACGGCCCTGCCGTCCTTGATCGACCTGAACATCCCGCCGTAGGTGCGGCTCTTGTTCGCAGTGAGAGGGATCGTGTCGAGGGTGCGGCCACCAAGACCGTGCAGGCGGTCGATGGCGGCCAGCGCCCGCTCGACGCTGGAGCGCATCGCCGCCGGCACCGCGGAAGTGTCGAGGGAGTCGCTGACCTTCGGGCCGAGCGGGCCACGCACTCGGGCGGCGGCTGGGGCCCGGGTGCGCGGGGTGCGCGGGGCGCGGGTCGGCCGGGTGGTGGCGCTGCGTCCACGTTGCTGGCGGCCCACGCGGCGCCGGCGGAACGCGTCGGCCCGGTCGCGTTCGGCCTGGGCCTGGTCGGCACGCTGCGCTGCCGTGGTGGTGGGCACCGCGGTGGCGGCCTCGCCGATGTCCTTCACGTCGGGCCGGGCCGAGAACGACCGCCGGCACCTCGGGTGCGACAAGCTGTGCTCGAACGCGTCCTTGGTCCGCCGCACGGTGCCGTTGGCCTTGTCGCCGTCGTTGTGGGTGGCCCACCCGCAGTCGGCGCCGTCGATGACCTCGACGAACCCCACGCCCATGTGGGTGAACTGGTTCAGCGACCCCGCGTTGTAGCAGCGTGCGGTGGCGGTGCGCAGCAGCGTGTCGGCGTAGTCGGCCAGGCGCCGATAGGAGCCGTCGGCATAGCGGACCATCCCGACCGGGCCGCCGAGGGCGTCGACGACGTCGCCGGCCGCCGAGACCAGGGCCCGGGCGGCCTGCTGCGCGGTGCGTCCCTCGAGGAGCGAGAGGGTGGTCTGGCGGCGGGCCTGGTCGCGGACCCACTGCTTGGTCGTCTCCCGGACGTACCCAGTGGCCGAGAGGACCTGGTCGAACGTCTCGTTGGCCAGCTGCTGCACCGCGGCGAGGTGAGGCTGGCTCCATTGGAACGCCTGGCCGAGCTCGCCGGCGGCCGTGCGGGCACCGAGCTGGTAGGTCTCGGGCAGCGTGTCGGTGAGCCAGGTGCTCGCATCGGCCTCGAGGTCGGCCAGGAGCCCGTCGACCGACTGGGCCAGCTCCCGGAGCCGGGCCCGCCGGCGGGCCACCCGGTTGTCGGGCTGGCGGGCCAGCGCCTCGAGCTGGGCCTGGATGTCGCCCTGAGCGACCTTGAACCGCTCGATCAGCGACCGGGCGCTGGCCTCAACCTGCGGGGGCTGGGGCATCGGCCGGCATCAGCTCACCGGGCCCGGTCGGGCCGCACGAGCTGTGACGTCGTCATCGTGCCGGCCCCGGCCGCGCCGGTGATCCCCTCGAGCGCAGCGATCAGCTTGTCGAGCTCGTCGAGGTTCTTGCCGGTCTTCTGGCTGTAATCCCCCGTCAGATCCCACTCGGCCGGCGACGCGACCATGTCGGCACGGCGCTTGCGCAGGATGGCCAGCGCGGCGCGCTCGACCGTGCCGACGCCGGTCCGCTGGTAGGTCGACTCGACCGTGGTGTCGTCGGGGGTCGAGCCGACCCACTCGCGGATGGCGTCGAGGGTGGCGGCGTCGAGCGCCACCGCGGGTCAGCCCTTCGACCGGCCGCGGCCCCGCCGCCCGGTGGCCTCGGGCTCCGGCTGGGTCGGCTGAGGCTCGGCCGCCGGCTCGCGCTGGTGCTCGGCGGGATCGGGCAGAGGCTCGGGCTCGGTCTGGGGCAGCACGACGTCGGCGGGCAGCAACCCGTCGGACCAGGCGTGCGCGCCGATCTGGGCGGCCACCTCGACGGGAACGCCGGCGCCGACCTCGGTCGACCCGTGCGCCGGGCCGTACCAGACGCCGTCGACCTGGACGTTGGCGATGAGGGTGCTCATCGGACGGTGGCCACGAACAGGGCCGACGGGTCCTTGAGGCGGGGCAGGGCCACCGTCTCGGCCGTGGTGCGGGCGGCGGCCGGCGAGATCCACCGCTCCTGGAAGGCGATGATGCCGGGCGTGGTCGAGTACTGCAGCTCGCCGTTGCCCGCCAGGACCGCGGCGTCGGGGGTGATGCCGTAGAGGGTCTCGCCGAGCACCGTGGACCGCACGCCGATGAACTTGTTCTCGGCGATGAGGCGGGCGGTGGTCTGGTCGTTGGCGAACGCGGCGCGCTCGTCGTCGATGATCACGATGGGCTCGGTGATGCCCCGGGAGCGGAGCACGGCCCGCAGGTTCTCCTCGTTGAGGATGTGCGGGACGTTGACGCCGGAGCCGGCGACGAACTCGTCGCGGACCTCCTTGTTGAGCTGGAGGTCACCGAACACGGTGCTCGAGGTCAGCCAGGCGTCGGGGTTCTGGCCGCCGTTGTTGCCGCGGAAGATGGTCCGCCAGGCCAGCATGTTCGTGATCGGCGTCGCGGTGACGTGGTCGCTCCACAGGGTGAGCGGGGCGACGCCCAGCTGGGCCGGGGGGACGGCGTAGTCGGCGACGAGCTCGTTGCCCGACACGGGGTCGCCGATCTCGGCGAGCTTCACCTTGCCGGTCTGGAGCAGCTCGGCCGTGGCCCAGTTGATCCGGTCCTGCACGGCCCTGCCTGCGTTGACGGCGTCGTTGAAGATGGCCTGCTCGACGTCGGGGCTGAACTGGTCGCGGATGCCGGCCCGGATCTTCTCGAAGCGGAGCACGTCCTTCTCGTCGAGGAAGTACCCCCACCCGAGCGGCGGGATCTCACCGACGATCGTCGACACGCCGGGGCGCTTGCCGATCTTGACCGCCGTGTCCCAGTTCCGGTAGCGGGCGACTTCGCCGACGAACCGGTCCTGTCGGGTGGCCTCGTACTCGATGTCGTCGACCAGTCGCGGCGGGAACAGGCCAGCGAAGACCAGGTCGCCGTTGACCATCTCACGGACATAGCCGGTGAGCACGGCCGGGGGGATCACGTCGGTGATGTAGTCAGCCATCTAGGGCTCCTCGGTCTTCGTTCGTTCGTGTGTGGGGGCGGGGCCGGCTGGCTCAGCGGTAGAGGATGTGGGGGGTGGCGGCCTTGAAGGCCTCGTCGACGCCGTGGCCGACGGGGAGGTTCGCGGTGAGCACGACACCGGCCTCGAACAGGGCGGCGCCGAGGTCGCCGGTCGAACCGCGGGGGGCCTCGACCGCGGTGTACAGCAGTCCCTTGCGCCCGGCGGTCGTGGCCGCTGCGCCGCCGCCGGCCTGGGTGGTCGTCACGGTCACGGTGCCGCCGGTCAGCCCGGTCGGGGTGACGACGAGCTGGGGCACGTTCTGGCCGATGTACTGGCCGCCCCAGGTGAAGGTCAGGACGCCGGGGAACGGGCCGCCGGTGACGGTGATGTCGCCGGAGGCCACGTTGGACAGGCCGTTGATGAACGCCTGGACCTCGGTCGAGGTGTCGTCGAAGTTGACGGCCGGGGTGGTCTCGCCGTCGAAGCCGATGGTCAGGGTGCCGGCCGACGCGGCGCCGAGGCCGACGGTCTGGATCTCCGACGGGGCGCCCCCGTAGGGGACGTAGAGGCCGGTCGTCGGGTGGCGGACCACGGCCACACCCGAGGGGATGAACGCGTTCGGGAACGCGGTGACGAGGTCGAACGCCGAGCGGTCGACGGCGATGCTGTCGGGGACCACGGTGGGGCGCCCGCCGTTGCCGCGCCACATGATGCTGTCCTGCACCAGCGTCTTGCCGGTCCGAATGCTGGGGTCCATGGTCACGTTCTCCTGGTCAGGCGGGCTTCGCCCAGCGGGCGAACGGGTCGGCGGTCTGGGCGGTGGCCTTCATGGCCTCGGCTCGTTCCTTGCCGGCGTCGAGGCCGGTCGCGGGCTGCTGGCCACCGGCGGGCGGGCGGCCACCGGTGGCACCCGAGGGCGGGGCGGGCTGGCCGCCGGCGGTCGCTGGGGCCTGGGCGTCGAACAGGCCCGGGACCTCGGTGCGGATCTTGGTGATCTCGTCGGTGATGGCCTGGTCGTCGGCGTCGGCGGGGAGGTCGCGGGCGGTGACGTACACCGCCCGGGCCATGACCGCGGCGGCCTGGGCCTCGTCGTCGATTCCCTTGGCGACGCCGGCGGCGGCGAGGCGGCGCTCGAGCTTGGCCTCGAACTTCTCGCGGGCGGCGTCTGCCCGGTCCTGGGCGGCCTGAGCGTCCTTGGTCGTGGCCTCGTCGAGCAGGCGCTGCGCCTCGGTCTTGCTCGCTGCCTCGGCCGCCTGGGAGTCGGCGATGATCTGCTTGGCCTTCTCGATCGGCACGCCGAGCGTCTCGGCCACCTTGCGCTCGGCTTCCTTGGTGGCCTCGGTCCGGGCCCGGCCGGTCTGGCGGTCGACGTCGGCCTGGCTGTAGGTCGCAGCGGTGCCGGCGTCGCCGCCGGCAGCGGGGGCCGGCTGGCCGCCGGCCGGGGCGGGCGGCGCGGGCGGGGCGGCAGGAGCCGGGGGCGTGCCGGGGGCGGGGGGCGTGGCCGGCGGGACGTCGCTGCCACCTGCGACCACGGGCAGGACGTGGCCCGACGGCACGTGCCGCCACGCGGGCCGGCCATCGGGGGTCAGCGTGGCCTCGAACTCTGCGGTGATGTTCATGGCGTGTCGTCTCCTGGCTGGCACACGGGGCTCGCGCTGCTGAGCGTGCGATCGGCCGGCGAAGGTGCCGGGGATGCAGCCCCGGGTCTCAGGTGCAGACGACGGTGATCGGGGGCCGGCACTGGGCGTTGTGACGACAGGCGGCCTCGGCCGCCCGGGTCACGGCCCAGTCGGGCGTCACGTTGACCTGGTCGGCGAGCACGTCGAGCGCCCCGCGCGCCACCGCAGCGCCGGAGCCGATGCCGCCGAACGTGGGCAGGGGCAGGGCCAGGTGGTCGCTGACGTCCCAGAGCCGGCCCCGCCAGCCGAGCAGCATCTCGCCGTCGACGCCGCCGTCGTCGTTGACCAGCTTCCGCTCGAGGCAGAGCTCGGTGAAGGCCTCGGCGATCGAGTAGGCCCAGGCGTTGGCGTCGTCGTCGTCGAGCGGGTCGGGCCCGGCGTCGATCTTGAGCCGGTGCCGGATGGCATGGCCGACCGCGGCCCGGCCGGCCGCCCCGACGATGACGTGGTCGGTGCCGTGCGCGATGTCGAGGCGGTGGGCCTTGTGGGGCGACGGGAAGGTCATCGCCTGGCCGTCGATGGCGAGGCTGTCGGCCGCCATCCAGACCCGGCCGTCGGCGACCAGCGCAGCGACGACCGTCACTAGCGCTCTCTCCGCACGCCGCGGAACGACCCACCTAAGCGGCGAGTACGAGCGAACCTGGGCTCTCGCTCGCACCGCCACCGCCACCCTGGCGGGGCCGCTGGCCTGGGCACACCGTGCAAGGAGCAACGATCCGAGCACCGCTCGCGAGGACGACGAGCCACTACTCCCCCGCCCCACCCGCCGGGCCAGCCGGCGGTAGACCGATGACCGGCGGTGTCCCGGTCGGTGGCTCGGCGACCGTGGCCGCTTCGGGGAGGTCGACGCCGAGGTAGTCGGCGGCCAGCTCCTCGGAGCCGGTGGCGTCGGCGATGTCGCGGGCCCTGGCCGGGGTCTCGTAGCGGATCCGGTCGACCTCACCCCGGGCGTCGTCGACGGAGAACCCGCCCGCCACGAGCCAGGCGACGGCGGTCTGCGTGGACGCAGCGCCGGCATCGAGGAGCTTGGTGACCTGGTCGACGAGAGCGGAGCGGTCGGTTGGGAGGAACGGACCGAACGCGATCCGGGCCGGGGGGTTGCGGCCGGGGGGCAGGACGCCGCCGAGCTGAGCGAAGCGCTGCACGAACTTGAGCCCGAGCTGATCCTTGAACTCGCGGGTCATCCGGAGGGTCCCGACCAGCAAACTGAACGGCCCGAACGACAAGGCGAGGTGGATGCCGGACCGGTCCTGGCTGGCCTGGACCCGGCCGAGGACCTCGCCGGGGACCCGGCCGTTCACGCTCAGCCGGTCGAGGAGCCCCTCGTTGACCGCCCGGAGCTCGCCGAGGCCGGCGGTCAGGTCGAGGACGTCCATACGGCCGTCCTTGTCGACCTTGTACATCGTGCCCGGCTTGACCCTGATCTCGGCGTCGGCGCCGGCGCCGAACAGGGCCACCATCGGCCCGGCCGCCAGCTCCGACGCGTCCATCACGTCGGTGTCCGAGCTGGCCAGGTCATCGAGGAGCTGGGCGACGACCAGCAGGATGCTGGCCCCGAAGTGCTCCCGCGACGCTGGCGTGTTCGGGACGTGCACGATCGGGAGGAAGTCGATCTGCAGGTCGGTGCGTCGGGCCGGCCGGCCGTCGTCGGCCGCGGCGAACCTCGCCCCGTCGAGGGACAGGTCGTCGAACCCGCGGGCCAGGTCGATCCCCACCAGCTCCCACGTGGCGTCGGTGAAGTAGCAGGTCACCGCCGACGGGACCTGGGCGCCGGCCTCGTCGAAGTTCCACGGCAGGTCCCGGACGATCTCGCCGGTCTTGGGGTCGACCCGGTCGCCGTCGCGGACGAACACCAGGTCGGCGCCGTCCTCGGCCGCCAGCGGCTCGCCGGCCTCGTCGACGGCGGGGAGGATCGGGCCGAGCTCCCAGGTCTTGCGGCGCAGCCAGCGCCGGCCGTCGGGGGTCTCGTACTCCCACGCGATGTGGACCTTGGGCGGGAAGTCCTGGTCAGCGGACTCGTCGGTGATGACCGGGAAGTAGAAGCCCGGGTCGTACACCCGCAGGATCGGCCGGCCGGCCCTGGTCGACCACGCGAACTCGTAGACGCCGTCACCGAGCCCGACGGTGTCGCCCTCGCCCTCGTGCTTCTTGCTCCAGAACTGCTCGACGTCGGCCCAGCTCCGCAGCCACCGCTGGCGCTCCTGCAGCGGCCCACGCTGCGCCCACGCGGACTCCCACTCGTCGACCACGGCGGCGGCGGTCTCGGCCCACCGGGCCTCCCGGATCTCCTGCACCCGGCGGCGGATGTCGCTGACCTCGCCCTCGAGCGGCTCGGGCTCGGGGGGCAGATCGGGCTCGTCGGCCAGGTCGACGTTGGCGCCGTCGATGACGATCTCGGGGCCATCACCGAGGACCCCGGCCCTCACCCGGTCGACGAGCAGGTCGGCGTCGCCGTACTCGCGGCGGTTGTCCCGCTCGGCCTCGTCGACGTGGGCGGGCAGGAACGCCCGGGCGACGTTGGCCCGGTACCCGGCGAGGATCTTGTACGCCGTGAGGCGGCGCTGGTCGAGCTTGGACACCCAGACGGGGGCCAACGTGCAAGTGCCGCGGGTGTCGCTGAGCGGCGCCTTGTGCGACAGCGGGGCGTAGGTGTCGAGGACCGGGGCGGTCGGGCTGGCCACCCCGGCACGCTCACGGCACGGGCGCGTGCCGTGTGGGATGCACCGACGGCACGCACATCAGGGCCGGCACGGACCGTGGCACGACGGGCACCGTGGGAAACTGGCCGGGATGAGCCAGCCAGCCACCATCGACCAGCCGCGCCCGTGTTGATCGTCTACTTCGGGGAACGGTGGGACGCCCCGCTGTTCGACGCCACCGAGGTGCGGCAGATGCCCGCCCCCGTCGGCCAGCGGTGCCTCTACTGCGGAGAGGACATCAGCGACGGCGACCGCGGGTTCATGCGCCCGGCGATGCTGGCCGGCGGCGTCGAGCTGCTGCCTGTCCACCGGGAGTGCGAGCTGCGCATGGTGCTCGGCGGCCTCGACCACGTGGAGGGCCGCTGCCAGCACACCGGCCACTGCAACGACCTGCGCGACGAGGCCGGCCGGACCCTGCGTCAAGATGCCCTCGCGGTCTGGGACTGGGCCCAACGAGGGAACATACCGTGACCGACCCGATGCGCGAAATGTTCTACGACCGTGCCGGCATAGAGATCGACTCGGACGAACGGGATCGTCTCTCGGCCATATCTGATTACAAGCAAGTGGCGTTAGTGACACTCCCCAACGGCGTGACCGTTTCTACCGTTTGGGTTGGCAACAACTACCAATTCGAAGATGGTCCACCACTCATCTTTGAGACAATGGTGTTCGGCGGACCGTTCCACCTGCGTCAGTTCCGATGGTCAACACAGGCCGAGGCGCTGCACGGCCACGATCAGCTAGCAGCCCGGGTCCGGGACGCTGAGGACCTGCTGTCGTTGTCGTTCGAGGACCTACCGGTCATCGATGGGGAGAGCGAATGACCAACGCACCCGGCACCGGCGGCCAGGAGCACGAGACGCGCCATGACTACGGCGACGGCACGGTCGCCTTCCAGCGTGCTTGCCCGGACTGCGACCGCGGCCTGCTCGTGGCCCCGGCCCGGTTCTGCCAGCGCTGCGAGGGGTCCGGCTACCTGGTCCCCTGGGTGACCGAGCCCGACGACGGCACGCACCTCGACGGACCCTGCGGCGACCACCTGTGCCCGTTCTGTCGGGTGCGCTGGGTCCCACGAGACCCGAACCCGTTCCCCATCATGCGGCTGTGGCCGTGTGGGTTGGGGTGCCGTGTCGTGTTCCTCGTGCACCTTGTCCTCGGCTGGGGGTTCGTGGCCTACGACGTGGCGAACGAGCGGTGGGCGTGGCTGCTGATCCAGGTGCCGGTCTCCTGCTTCCCGTTGGCCTGCTGGGCGTGGGTCGTGCGGCAGGAGCGGCGGATCCTTGCGCGCGGCCGGCCGGGGCGGTTCGTCGCCTGGGGCGTTGATCGCCTGGGGCGTCACCGTCGGGCGCTGGCCCGGCCCTCCTTGTAGCCCTGCTCGGTGACCGTCGTGGTGGGCGGCTGGTAGGCGGCGAGCAGGACGGCGTCGGCGTTGTCGGTCGAGCGGTGCAGGCGCTTGCGGATGTCGTCCTTGGACTCGATCTGGACGCGGCCGTTGACCTCCTTGTACTTCGGGGCGGCCAGCTCGTTGAGGGTCTCGTCGTCGACCTCGGTGAGGTCCCACGCCTGGTCCTGTGACCACTCCCGGCCGATCGTCCACCAGATCTCGGCGCGCAGGTTCACGAACCGGGTCGGATCCTGCGCGGCCTCGGCCACGTTCACTCCTGCGACGGCCACGGTCCAGGTGACCTCGGCCGGGAGCCGCCGGCGGAGGGACCCGACGACCCCGAACCCGACGCCGATCACGTCGACGTTGACCGACGTCGCTCCGACGGCCTTGACAGCGGCGATGACCTTGTCGACGATCTCCTCGGAGTCCGTCGTCGAGAGGCGCCACACCCCGGGCTGGTCGCTGTCCTCCGCCCCGCCGAGGACGCGGTGGCCGGCCATGGCCCGGATGACGGTCTCGTCGACGCCGGCGCCGACGTCGACCCCGAGCCGGACGGGGATCCGGAGCGGGCCGATCTTGTCGGTGGCCGCCTCGCCCTGGCACCGCTTGATGGCCGACCACGGCACCACCCCATCCGACGCGTCTGCGGGGAACCGGCCCTCGACCTTCGATGTCCACAGCGGCGACCCGACACCCCACGCTCGGCGGCGCTCCTCGACCCACGTCGTCGACGGCAGGTACTCGCGCAGCTCGGCCGGGACGACCTCGCCGGTGAAGTTGGGGGTGTCGAACACCGAGATGGTGATGACCCACCACCCGGCCTTGGAGAGCCCCGAGCTCCCGTCCTCGGGGGCGCCGTCGCAGACCGTGGCGAACTCCGCCGTCGGGTCGTCGGGGTTGCCGACCGCCAGGATCCGGCCGGCGTCGTTGGTGACCAGGGTGTCGGTCGCGGTCCAGATGGTCTTGGCGATGCCGCAGGCCTCGTCGATGACGACGAGGACCCAACGCTCGTGGATGCCCTGGAAGCCGTGCTCGTCGTGGTCGGCGGGCTTGCGGCCCATCGCGACGAGCTCGTCGTGGATCTTCCACTGGGCGTCGAGGGTGACCC